GGCACAAGGTTCTCAGAATTCTTGGAAGGACGAGTGGTTAGTTTTATTATTCTCAATCCCATTAATCCTAGTGTTCACTGGTGAGTGGGGTCGTACAGTCGTCTCAGAGGGCTTCAAGGCACTGGAACAGATGCCTGAGTGGTATCAGTATACTTTAGGTGTTATCGTAGCCAGTAGCTTTGCTGTGCGCTCTGCGACTAAGTTCTTTAAGAAAGGTTAATCATGTCATTTAAATTATCAGACAGATCAATAAGCAAGTTAAGAGGTGTGCATCCTGATTTAGTTAAGGTTGTAACAACAGCTATAACTTTAACTGATGTAGACTTTGGATGTATCTGTGGCTTAAGAACTGAAGAAGAGCAGGAAGAACTTGTAGCTAAAGGTGCAAGTAAAACCATGAACAGCTTTCATCGAAGACAGGCAGATGGATTCTCTCATGCTGTTGACCTCATGGCTTACGTTGGTTCTCGAGCATCATGGGAAGAAACTCTTTATGACAATATAGCTGATGCAATGAAGAAGGCAGGGGATCAGCATGGTGTTAGTATTACTTGGGGCGGTGCGTGGCAATCAGATCCAAATGTTAGATGGTTAAACATGAGGGAATGGAAAGGCACAATGGAAGATGCATCATTAGCTTACATCGACCTCAGACGTAGCCAAGGAAGACGACCTTTCTATGACGGACCTCACTTCGAACTCACTAGATGATTGTTTTTCCCAAGGTGGTGTAGATAAAGTAATTGCGCTTTTGTCTTGAATAGACATCTTTCGTTTATATCCTAGCCATTCTTTATCTTCTTTAGTCCATTTTGTCATTTGGTCTTACCTTTGGTTTGATTATTTCACGATAGCCAGAAGCTATTGGGGTTCGTCTGCAATACATCATTATCTCTTTGCCATATGTATCTGCAAGTATATCGTATAGATCATCTAATACACCATCACCCATAGCATCATAGCATTCTTGTTGGCTTTGGAAGATAACGCTAGTAGATACATCATGATCTTCAACAACGTACTCAATCACAAGTAACGTATAAAATAATTTAAACATTGTTTATCTTTCTTGCTTTGATTATACTAATGAAGAGGGAAGTTATTCACGGCCTTCCCTCACCATTAAATATAAACTCCTTGCAATCTTAGTTTAGAAACAAAATTACTTAGATCTTCTTTAGCTCTGTAGTATTTTGCCTGTGTGTTTGGGTCTTTATTATACTTAAATCTTTCTTCTGACCACTTGCTTTCTTGTTGCTTTAGATACTTAAGCTCAAACTGTTGGGCAGGAGATAGCTGTTTTTTGTTCATCATTATATCTCTTTGAGAATTGTATATTGTATCTCCAAGCTTCTGTTCTTAGCTGCCCCATGTCAATGTCAATCATGCGAGAGGCTTCTGTGATTGTAAGGTTAGCTTTGGCACAAGTTTCTATTAACCTCCGTTTCTCTTCCTTGTGCCGTTCCCTTAACTCAGGCCATGTTTCTTTAGAACGGTGGTATTTGGTCATTACCTACCCCACTTGATGTATTAGTTTCTTTGTTGTCTTGGCTAATGCTTGGACTTATCTCAAAAGAAATCATTTTTTTACCATCATGTTCTTTAACCCAACCTGCCATTCTCATTTTATTTTCTGTTTCAAAGACTGTGTAATCATCTAGAGGTCCAGAATAATTTGGCTTATTATTTTCTGGATTGGTTTCTTCAAACATAATTGAACAACGTTGATACACCTCAACAATTTTTTTACCATTCTGAGTTGTACCTGCCATCATTACAATCTTACGTTCATTGCCCTTTATATCCATTTTGCCAGAGAGAATAAACTTCTGGTCTGGGTATGGTTGAAACCCTGCGCCTTGATTTTTGTTGTCGTATTCTGCCATTTTTTTTGCTCCTGTATTATAATGTTTTTGTGCTGCTACTAATCTTTGGTGGTGACTTCGAGTTTTGTCTTTTCTGTGACCACAAGATTCCCCTGCTTTAGCTGCACACTTTGGGCAGGGTACTTGTTGAACCATTTGTCTGGTAGTAATTACCAATCAGGTTTGTCTTTATCGGTGTACTTGTTGCCATCGAACTCACCAAGAAATACATCAGCATTAAAACCTAAATGTGATAATGCTTTTGTAAGACCATCAGTCATAGCTTTCTTTGGTGCGTCTTCATCTACCTTGCCATTACGCATAAGAGACTTACAGCCAGAGACAGGGCCAAATACTTTGCTTGGTGATCCGCTATGCCATACACTTACATTAGCTATAACAACTGTATCGTCTGGTGATAAGTTGTGAATAATTGTATCTACATGGTAGCCCCATCCTTCACCCACTGGTCCAAATACTTTTGTTATTGATTTGATTTGATAGTGTGCATCTATAGCAGTAAATTTTCTTGCACCAAATTTTATTTCCTTAAGATATTTTGGGTCAGAAGTTGATACTCTATCCCATAGGTCTAAACCTTTTATCATGCTTTGCTCCTTACATTTATGCGAAGTGATCCACGCTTGTCTCTCTTCACAGTTAACTGGTCACAATAAACCTCACGTTCATTATCACCTACCATTTCTTTTAAGTTTTCTTTTGCAGTTTCAAACTGCTTATGCTCCCACTGTTTATTTAAATATGTAACAGCATTATCCATAAACATATTGTCTGTACTAGCATCACGTTTGACCATCTCATCTACAGGTATTTTATCTATAGATAGATTAGGTTCGTCTATACCTACTGGTTCTTGCTTACGTTCTACATAACCCCAGAAGTCTTTGATTATAGTTAACATACCTTCAGTATATTTTTCATCGTATCTTATCTTAGCGTAATCCCATCTTGAGTTACCAAAGATTGCAGACATAAAACAACTAGGTGACTCTGCGAGTTTCATATACAACTGTATCTGAGGCATGTAATATTTCAACAGACCCTCCATGTTGTTGCGCTCATTTGTATGCTTTGCTTCTATGATACTGCTTCCAACCATACCATCGACGACACCTTTGTATGGTACACCAGATATAGTATTCTCAAATATCATTTGTTTTGAGTCTACAGTTTGCTCAGTGTTTTCTTCAAACCATTTTAAGTTGAAGTCTTCAGTGTGAGAACCAAGTTGTACTGCAAGTATGCTGCTCAAATCATCTGGTTCTTCTAAGCCCATCTTGACTTGCCAAAGCTCATACCACTCAGCATTCATTATCTTAACGGCATCGCTGCCGCCAATAAATCCTTTTCTATCCATAACATTTGCTCCTTATATATGTATAGTTCTACTGCATTTACGCAGCAGGGTCAACATACTTATTTATATCATCCATAGTTACAACGCCACGCTCAAGCAATTGATCTCTGGATAAACTATCTTTGATATACAATTCATCTACATCTTCACCTGCCAGTATTCTTTTCTCTGCCAAGCGAAATCTATCAAGCGTAAACTCTGTGCCGTCTGTAATTTGTTTTACATCATAAGCTTTAACACCTTCTTGTGTAGCATTAATAAAGGTCTTGATTGTCGGCCATGTCCGCGCTCCATGAATGGCGCGGATCTGTCCATCAATCCTTATCAATACACCTTTGAACATCTCGTCATTAAACTGAGAGGGTATGTGTTTGTTTACATCTTCTACAATAAGAACCATCTCATCTTTGAGTGTCTCATTGTCCATGCCAGTAGGCGGTGTATATCTACGAAGTAATTGCTGTAGCCATGAACCTACGATACGTGTGCGATCATCATATTTCATCTTGTATACTCTTATAATCATTGCGATAGTTTACACCTAAGTTGTAGATACATTCATCTTTGAATTTACCTAAACTTTTGTGAACTCTTGCAAGACCTGCTGTAGTTCCTTCATCTGGATTGCAGTCATTAATTAGATCTTCTAGTCGATCTATGACGTAGTGCATACATACTCTGTTATCCATTATCTTACTCCTTTATTTTTTGTATATACTCAGCTTCTCGAATGCGTACCTATCGAAGTTAATAATATCATCAAGGCGATCAGTGTTTGATCTACCTGATACATCATCTATCTCATCATCCCATCGCTCACCATTGAGCCATGTGGTTGGGTGTGGCACGTACTGTTTCTCTTTGTGCTCAACATTCTCAGCAAACTTAGATGCAGCTGTAAGTATAGTTACTGCATCTGTTTTCTTCAGTGCTCTTTCAAAAGCAAGTCGAGCATGACCTTTGGCTATCTTTCTTGGATAAGTATTCCAGAAGTCATCGAAGGTAGGTGTCTCATTGACACCCCAAGTAGTATTATTATTTAACTTAGTAACATTATTATTATCTTGGTGTGTCACACTGACACCCTCCTCTTTTAAACAATTGAATTGATATACAGTTGCAAGACCTGTTCTACCTGCAACCTTAGTTAGATAGTTGTGCTTAACACAATAATTTACTGCTCTAATTACAGAACTTCTACTCAACCCTGACAGTTTGCACAGTCTTGGTATCGTTGGATAAGCTATACCATATAGATCCGTATGGTCCGCTATGAGCAACATAATTAGTTTTGCCTGAGCATTTTCAACTTGCCATTGAACTACTTCTCGTAGTAATATCTCAGCGTACAACATGCTTATGCTTTGACATGTTTGACTCCTTATATGTAGAGCCCTGCCATTCTCCTTTTTGGCAGGGTTTTATTTAATCTTCTTAACTAACTCCTTGAAAAGATCTTCTGACAATATCACACAAACTTTTTCTTTGCCATCTTTTCTTTTATAAAAAGCTATGTCTCTTCCTTCTAAGACCTTGAAAGCATTAGGAAAACTAGATGTTGTGCGATACTTAACTTCAGCTACTAGATTTCGTCCCACCAGTGAAGGGAGGTGGATGTCTCCTGAGTATTCTCCACCGAGAGATCCTGAGAGTGGGACTTTCTTTGCTTCGATCTCTTGGTCTTCGAGCCACTTGACGAACCACCTTTCATGATAGCTACCTTTTTGCTTATTCTTGTTTCCCATATGTCTCTTTCATAACAGTCTAAGCAAACCATATGATAGCTTGCAGGTTTCTCGCTGTGTAATATTGCAACAAAATATTCAGTTACAATACCACAACTATCACACTCACATGTGCCTGATTTAATCTTTGTACGAACAGACTTTGATCTTCGCGCCAAGTGCATCTAACCAACACGTTAACATGAAACCAGATGGCACACGTTTGTATTGTTCCCATTTGTGAATTAAGGATAAGGTGCAGCCAATCTCCATTGCAAGTCTTTCCTGTGATAGCCCAAGATAATTACGTCTTGCTATCAAAGCATCAACAAGATCTGTGTAACTTTCAGTTACTTCTGTTGCTTTTGTGTAGTTTTGAAACTGCGCCATTGATTTTCTTTGGTGTAATCAAACCTGTAGGCCATCGCTTAGACAATCTATCTAATGTTTGATAGACTTTCTTTGCAGTCTCATAACTTATTTCACTACGTCCATTGACTGTTCGATAGTAAGTTGAGGTAGGTATCTTTGCAGCAACAAAAACTTTATGCAAAGGCATATCTACATAGCGATGTTTCTCTAGGATTTGATCCCAATAACTTTTTAACATGCCGCAGCATATGCACATATGCAGTTAGATAGTCAAGCGTTAGGTTACTTCCCAATATAAAGCATAGTGTTTGTCATTATCATTTTTAACCATAGCTTTATCAATAATCATGCCACTATCTTTTAGATCTTTTATTCTTGCAGCCAATCGAAAGCAGCTAAACATTTCTAATGCTTGTATCGCAGTTATTGTATTGCCCTGTTTAAGATGTGCTTGAATTAATCTATTCTGTGACTCCATTGTATTTCTCCTCTAAGTATTTCCAGAACGATGCTTTGAATGCTTGGTTAAGAATTGTATCTATGTCTCGCATAGTATTCTCCCATTGCCACCGCACTCATCGCATACAACTATAGTTGAACTCTCGTATCCAATGTCACGATCAAAACCTTGTGGATGCCAAGTTACTTTTTCTAAATCACCATCGCCACCACACTCAGTACATTCAACTGATTCCATATCAATTAACATTTGTTTTAGTCTACCCAATCGTCAATCTCCTCTAGGTTTAATTGATAGTTTGCTTCCCAAGCTTCATTAGCTTCATTAATAAACTGAACTAAATTAAAGTCATTGCACTCACTGGTCAAAGCAGTAGCTATTGCTTCGATACCTGTAGGCCAGTGAACATGTGGACATATCTGTTCAGCTATGAACCTAAGTTGATGAGGTTTGAATTGCATTTTGTCGTGAGACATTTGTTAATTCCTCCATAGAAATAAAAAATTTTACATGCACAAACCCACCTTGCATTGATGATATTGCGTAATCATGTGGGCATGTCTTGAGCCACTGTAATAGTGACTCAATGTTTTGAACTTGTACTGTAATCATAGATCATACCACCTGTCTGAACTCATTGCTTTTGCAATCTCATTCTCACGTAAGCGTCGAGCATTCTCTGGATTGCCCAAGTGATCCGTATGTGTAGCCCACTCAGTCAGTGTATTGTACAATGCCCATTGATTGTTACCAATGTGTGCTCGGTTGCTATCCCACATACGCAAGAGATCTTCGCGTCTGCTTTTATTGAAGTGAGCATACTGTGGATTGCCTCGCTGTTTTGTCTTACACAACGCATCATTGAGAAATCTTTCAGCATCATCATTGCTAATCTTGTAATTAATGTATGACTTGAACAAAGCATCTGAGTCTTTGAATGCTTCAAGACCTGCTTGAATTTTAGCTGCTGATGATTGGACAGATACATTAGTAGTATGCTTTGCCCAAGTCTTAGCTACAGTATGTGGTGTAGTGCAACCATTCATACACCAAAGACGTAAGCCTTCTGCCTGTTGTTGGAATGCCCAACTAGCATCGTATGAATTATAGAACTGAATGCGGAATGTAATGATGTCATCAAGTTGTGGTTCTATCTTAAGATCAGGAAAGTTTACTTCACCTCGTAGCTTACGACCACCATCAACAAGATGAAACTTTTCTTCGTAGCTAGTGCCAAGAGTGTTAGCTGTTTCATCAATAGAGTCCATAATACTATTGACTACATCACTGTGTGTAATGATCTTGTATTTGTCGCCAAGTCCACGGCTCATGTGTTCGCCAGTGTCAGTGCGTACAACCACACGATTGCCTTCGATCTTACGACCAGTACGATCATAAGTTTCTTGTAGTTCTACTGGGAAATCCCAAGTAGGATTAGTAAAGTCCAACATGTCTAACTCCTATGTAAATGTTGATATAAAAAGATATAGTAAAACAAATATGATAATAGCTTTTGCTAACTCAATCATAATATCAAATGCTTTTTTCATTCGCTAATGTACTCCGTTATAGCTGCGTCAAAGTTTGAATGCTGACGGGAAGTGATACCCCCCTCTCTGCATTTGCAATGCTTGAGGTGGGAGATTAGGTTGACGCTTGGTTGTTAAGAAAGGGGCAGCTGATTGCTACCCCTTGTCGGTGGCTATCTACGCCACCCTTGCTTTGAGGGCTGCTAATCTTTCTTTTGACATAGACACTGGACGTGTCTTTTTAGGTGCAGCTTCCCAAGATTTACCTGTTACTTGTTCATAAACACTGAGGTCAGCCTCATGTCTGGTTTCAAGTAATGCCAGTTCATCTTCGACATTATCTATAAGCTTTTGCAGTGCATCCATTTTGATGTGCTGTTTCTGTTCAGCTGCATTTTCATAGTCAGCCAATCTATCAGCTAACATTCTTTTCTTATAGTCGAGTGAGTTCTTTGAGGTATAGCATTCGTCCTTGGCGATGCTTTCGATAAATCGCTCATTCGGTGCAACATCTTGTAGTCCGTTAAACCAATCTAGAACGGCAAGCTTTCTTTCTACGAGTGTAAGTGTTTTCTTAGTCATAATTGTATTCTCCAAGTTATATTTGCGAGGACCATCCTCGACACAGACCTTAACAAGACAGCAGAGAAAACCTGTCCACGACAGGTTGTTATTCGCAACTTCTTCCCACACCAGTTGACCTAGCCACAACTAGACACAGCAACCACAAGAACAACCTAGCCAGTGCAAGAGGGAAGTTGTTGCGAATGACTTTTCTCAGTTGTCAAGGTCTTTGGCGAGGATGACCGCAGCTTATAGCTTGGGGGATACATGCAATGACTGAGAGAATACTGGAGTGAGGAAGGAAGAAAGCTTGTTGTTCTAGATCCCTTTATAGAGTCTTATAGTATGATTGTTGTTGCGTATGTGTCATTTGTGCGTTGACAAGGGTTTATACTGTTGTGCTATGAAAGGGGGAGAGAGGGAGAGGGGGTTCAGTGCAGGAGATAAAATGACACAGATTGCAGTAAAGACTAAGCGTGATCTAACTGATCGACAACGTAGATTGGTTGAAGCGTATGTA